TCTAGGGGTAATGACAAGATAACAAGACTTAACGCAATCTCAGATATTTTTGCATCAGGTAAAGTATGGGCACCGAACAAGCGCTGGGCAGACGAGCTGATAGATGAAGTCGCATCCTTCCCGTCCGGTCGTTACGATGACTTTGTGGATTGCGTTTCTCTTGCTCTGTCTAGGTTTCGTGCTGGCGGATTCGTTGGAACGCAGCATGATAAAAATGATTACGAAGACGAATGGATGTACAAAAGTAGACGAGCAGCCTACTACTAAAGCAAAAACACACAAGAAAACAAACGATGAGTAAACACAAAATGACCTTAGAAGAGTTTCAAGCGATCTTCAAAGAAAGAGATGAAGCGAAGTCCCCAGATGAGTTGCACGCACAGGTAGTGCGAACCAAACTCCAGAATAACCTGAGCGATCTAGCGAAACTATACAACCCACCAAAGCAAAAAACTCAAGAACAGAACACTCAAGAACAAAAAACCCACGCTCGGCAGGTAGGCGGCGACCACTACAAAACCAAATCCATTCAGCCGTGGGATGTGATAGATACGCTGCCTCATGCCGAAGCTATCGGATTTTACAGGGGAAATGCTATAAAATACCTCATGCGAGCAGGAGCTAAGACTGATAATCCAGCGCGACAGGATTACGAGAAGGCACTGCATTACATTGAGAAGTTGCTAGATACCCTACGGTAGCACCCACAAAAGCCTCCCACGAACACAGGAACCCCACATGCCCATAGAACGCGCTCCCCAGCAAAGCCCCCTACAGGGTTACATAGAAGAGAACCTCCGTGCTCAAAGCCCACTGCTGAGTGAGAGCGAAGAAGAGCCTGTAGAGATTATCCTTGGGCCTGAAGACGGTGAGGAAGTATTTTCCATAGAAACTACAGAAATCGAAGCGCCTAGCTTTGATGCTAACCTCGCTGAGTTTATGGATGAGTCAGAGCTTGCGGCCCTGTCTGCGGATTTGCTTGATGATTTTAGTAACGACAAGGCAGCGCGTAGAGAGTGGGAAGAGACCTATGTAGACGGGCTGGACTTGCTTGGATTGAAGCTGGAAGAAAGGACTGAGCCTTGGAACGGAGCGTGTGGAGTATTCCACCCCATGCTGACAGAAGCGGCTATTCGGTTCCAGAGCGAGATGATCTCAGAGACATTCCCAGCACAAGGGCCAGTCAAGGCGCGGATCATTGGTAAAACGGATAAAGAGACAGAGCAGGCGGCGGCGCGAGTCGTTGCAGATATGAACTATCAGCTCACTGAGCAGATGCAGGAGTTTCGGCCAGAGCATGAAAAGATGTTGTGGTCACTGTCTCTCTCGGGCGCTGCGTTCAAGAAGGTGTATTTTGACCCGACGCTGAACCGCCCTACGTCGATGTTTGTGCCAGCGGAGGACATCTACCTGCCCTACGGGTCTAGCAGTGCTAACACTGCGGAGCGCATCACTCACAGCATGCGGAAGACCAAGAACGAGGTTAAGAAGCTACAGCACAGTGGGTTCTACCGCGACATAGACTTGAACGAGCCGACGAAGGACATAGACCGTATTCAGAAGCGCAAGGACGACGACTCGGGGTTCAGTGCTATCAACGACGATAGGTATAACCTGCTTGAGATGCAGGTCGAGTTGAATCTGCCGGGGTTTGAAGACATTGACCCAGAAACAGGTGAAGAGACAGGTATCGCTCTGCCTTATGTTGTAACCCTCGAAAGGGGTACGGGCGAGGTGCTGGCTGTCAGGAGAAACTATGAAGAGCATGATGATTTTAAGCAGCCTCGTCAGCATATTGTTCAGTATACGTACATTCCGGGTTTTGGAGCGTATGGATACGGTCTCATTCATCTTATTGGTGGTGCTACCCAGTCAGCTACCTCGATAATTCGTCAGCTAATAGATGCAGGCACGCTGAGTAACCTGCCGGGTGGGTTCAAGACCACTGGACTACGAGTAAAAGGCGACGACACACCCATAGCACCGGGTGAGTTCAGGGATGTGGATATTCCCAGCGGAGCGATGCGTGACAACATCATGCCTCTGCCGTACAAGGAGCCGAGTGCTACGCTGTTCCAGCTATTGCAGAACGTAGTGGAGGAGGGCCGCAGGCTAGCAGCCGTGGCTGATGTTAAGCTCAACGAGATGAATGGTGAGGCTCCCGTCGGTACGACGCTGGCGATCCTAGAACGCACTCTGAAGGTTATGTCGGCAGTGCAGGCGCGGGTTCATGCGTCGATGGCTCAGGAGTTCAAGCTGATCGCTGCCCTGATAAGGGACTACACCGCCCCTGACTATTCATACCTCCCGGATGACGTAGCCCCTGCTAGTGCTAAAAAGCAGGACTATGAGAAGACTGACATAATCCCAGTATCTGATCCTAACGCTACGACAATGGCGCAGAGGATCATTCAGTACCAAGCCGCGATACAGCTAGCGCAGATGGCTCCGCAGATTTATAACCTCCCACTGCTACACAGGCAGATGCTGGACGTTATGGGTATACGTGACGCAGATAAAATCATTGAGGTGGATGATGACCTCAAGCCGACCGATCCTGTTACGGAGAACATGCAGTTAATCAAGATGAAACCAGCGAAAGCGTTCATCGAGCAGAACCATGACGCGCACTTGGCTGTGCATAATGCCTTCATACAAGACCCCAAAGTGGCCGCTCAGATGGGCCAGAATCCTCAAGCGCAGGCTATTATGCAGGCGTTTCAGGCGCATATCGCGGAGCATATCGGGTTCTCGTATAGAAAGCAGATTGAGTTACAGCTAGGCGTACCTCTACCCCCGCCCGACGAAGATATGCCTCCAGAATTGGAAGCAAGGGTGGCTCCGCTATTGGCACAGGCCGCACAGCAGGCGTTACAGCAGTCTCAGGCCGAGGCACAGGCGCAACAAGCCCAGCAGCAGGCTCAAGACCCCGTGATGCAGATGCAGATGAAAGAGCTTCAGCTTAAAGAGCAGGAGCTACAGATGAAAGCGCAGATTGAGCAGGCCAAAATCCAAGCGGATAAGGAGATTGCCATTATGGACAATCAGACCAAACTCCAGATTCAAGGGGCCAAGGACAAGCAGGAAGGCTTCAAAGTAGGCTTCGATGCAGTTAAAGAGTACGTCATGAAGGATGGTGAACGCGCACACGGACGTGAGGAAAAGCAGAAAGATCGGGATCACTCCGCAGCGCAAGAGCGCGGGAGGTCGGTTTGACTACGCTAAAGGCGGTAAAGTAACACAAGACCCGTATGACTTTTCAGATAGATATAACACACCATTAACCCCCAAGGAGGAGCGTGCTTTTAAGGAGTGGGCTGGAGAAAAGGTAAAAGACCTGTATGACTATGACCTGAAAGGATTTTGGAAATCTGGTGCAGGCTTAGATGCTAGAGGGCATGGGTTAGATCAGTACAAAAAGCCTAACCATCCTACTTTTAGCAATCAGAGCTTGTACCACGGGGTTGATGGACAAACGGGCGGGGCTTGGTCTGAAGCTCCTGATGGGCAGGTTGTGTTTACTCCTTCTAGGCACAATCTTAAAAATATGCCTCTGCCCGTTATGAAACGCTACTTTGATGAACGAGAACCGGGCGCGTTGATAAATATAGACCCAGCAACAATAGAGGAAATAAACGAATGAAAACGCCGGTTGATCTTGTTATAAAAAATCTCGAAGAGGCTATTTCTTGCCGCAGAGACGCTATTACAAAGGGACCGATAAGCTCTTTTGAGGAGTATAAATACCTCACCGGGGTCATTGCTGGCCTACAGGCGGCGCTGGATGCTGTGAAAATAGCGCAGAAACAGTACGAAGAAGATTGATTTTTTGTGGGGGATGGAATCAGGCCACATCCCCCATTATATTTTGGCCTGCTGTTAAGGAGCTTTTATGTCAGTTGCTGATATTGATACGGAAAAAACGCAAGAAAATGCTGAAGCCTTGGCTTCTCGCCTACCCGACCCAGTAGGGTACAAAATGCTGGTTGTAAAACCAGAAATCGAAGCGCGTTCTGAAGGCGGTATTTTGAAGCCTAAAGAGTTCTTGGATAGAGAAAAAGCTGGTGCAGTAGTAGGGCTTGTCCTTAAACAAGGCGATCTTTGCTACAAAGATGAGGATAAATTTCCCTCTGGCCCGTGGTGTAAGGAAGGGGATTTTGTCCTTATCGGAGCCTATAGAGGCTCTCGTTTTTCCGTAGACGGACAGGAGTTTGTCATTATTAACGACGACATGATCGAAGGTGTCGTTGCCGATCCTCGTGGAATTAACCGCGCATACTAGGAGTAAATCATGGCTGAAATAGATGACGATTTTGGTGCTGAAGAGGAAGTCTACGTCGTAGGCTCCAACAAGGACAAACCCAAAGATGAAGTAGAAATCGAGATTGTCGATGACACTCCTGAAGAGGACAAAGGCAGAAAGCCCTTAAAAGCAGACAAGGAAGAAACGCAGGAAGATGAGCTAGACAAATACTCTGATGGCGTTCAGAAAAGATTCAACCAGCTTACTCATCGGTATCACGATGAGCGCCGCGCTAAAGAAGCCCTAGAAAAGCAGAATAGCGAAGCGGTAGCACTGGCGCAGGCCATTCTTGCTGAAAACGAAAAGCTCAAGCAGACCCTTACTTGGGGACAGCAAGAGTACGTTAATGAAGTAAACGCCAAGATTGACTACGCACAGAAGCTGGC